CACGTGATATTGCACATCAGATTGTTCGACATCGTTCTTTTTCTTTTCAAGAATTCAGTCAGAGATATGCTAATCCTTCAGAATTCGGTGAACAATTTGTTCTGAGAGAAGCAAGATTACAGGATGAAAAGAATCGTCAAAACTCGGTAGAAACTGATGATGAAGCAATTCATGGTGATTGGAAATACTGGCAAGAAAGAGTGATAGATGTTTCTTTGTCAGCATATGAATGGGCAATACAAAATGGTGTTGCAAAGGAACAAGCAAGAGTTGTTCTACCAGAAGGATTGACTAAGACAAGACTTATGATGAACGGAACAATTCGTTCTTGGATTCATTATATTGAATTACGTTCAGCCAATGGAACACAAAAAGAACACATGGAAATTGCTAAAGAATGTGGCAGAATAATTTCTGGAATATTTCCTTTGATATTTAAATTAGAGAAAATCCCTCAATATCAACACATAGCGGATTAACAAATGTTTGTATTAGGAAATGGTGAATCAAGATTACAAGTTGATCTTGATTTTCTTAAAACAAAAGGGAAAGTATATGGTTGTAATGCTCTTCATCGTGATTTTGCACCTGATGCATTGATTGCTGTTGATGGTGGAATGATGCATGAAATAGGAGCATCTGGTTACATATACAATCATCTTTGTTATTTCAGAAGTTGGTCCAAATTACCAGAATATGCATATGATTCTTTGGTTCAAAATAATTTCTTTGAAGGATGGCATGACAATTTAAAAACAGAAAATGATAAAAAACATTTTAATAATTTTGTAATGACAGGAACGGATCCTAATCAAATTATGAGAATGTTTCATATCATTAAACAAGGATATGAAGAAAGAAATGAACCATTTGATTCAGCTGATATATTGTTAAAATTGGGAAATCATCATCAGTGGATCACATGGGTTGGTGAAGAAGACAAAGTGAGACTTATTCCAGAACCATTTTTAGGATGGAGTGCTGGACCAATAGCAGTCAGAATGATGCTAGAAGATCAATCGCCTGAAGAGATCTATTTAATCGGATTTGATATGAAATCTGATGATGGTTTGGTAAACAATGTGTACAAAGGAACAAATAATTATGCTCCTGGATATGCAAATGAAATACCATCTGTGAATTGGAAAAAACAACATTCGGAGAATTTTGTGACTTATCCAGATGTTGTTTTTTATCATGTATCTTCTGAAGCAGAAGAAATTGATGAGTGGAGCAGTCACAAAAATGTAGATTATCTTACTTTTGATGATCTAAAAATAAAACTTGACATTTATCCTACAATTCAGTAGAATAAATAGGTTATATTATGATTCTGTGAAATACTTAAACATACGACAATATACGGAGAAATACCATGTCAAATATCAGCGCACTTCGCAAAAACAATGCTCTCGACAAACTCTTGGCACAAGTTGCAAAAGAGGAAGCACCAGCCGAAAAAACATCATATATTGATGATCGTCTTTGGAAACCACAAGTAGACAAATCCGGAAATGGATACGCTGTATTACGATTCCTTCCTGCAACCGATGAAGGGCAACTTCCATGGGTTCGTGTTTGGAATCATGCATTTCAAGGTCCAACAGGAATGTGGTTTATTGAAAACTGCTTGACATCTGTAAATGGTAAATGTCCATGTTGTGAACACAACTCCGGATTATGGAATTCTGGAATTGAATCTGACAAGGAAATTGCACGGAAGCAAAAACGAAAACTTCAATACTATAGCAATATATTGGTTGTTTCTGATTCTGCAAATCCTCAAAATGAAGGTAAAGTTTTCTTGTACAAATATGGCAAGAAAATCTTTGACAAAATCATGGAGGCAATGCAGCCAGAATTTGAGGATGAATCGCCAATCAATCCATTTGATGCATGGGATGGTGCGAACTTCAAACTGAAGATTCGTAAAGTTGATGGTTATTGGAATTATGACAAGAGCGAGTTTGATAAAACATCAAAGATTGGTGATGATGATAGAATTGAAAGTGTGATTGGAAAATCACATTCATTGTCAGAGTTTCTTGCTGAATCAAACTTCAAGAGTTATGATGAATTACGAAAACGATTGGATGCAGTTTTAACTGGAACTCAAACTGCTGGCAAACCAATTGCAGAAGTGCTTGATGACGAAGAAGATTACAAACCTTCTTACAAATCTTCACCATCAAAAATGGATATTGATGATGATGAAGACAGTGCAATGAGTTATTTTGAGAAACTTGCTAACGAGTAAGTTTTAAAAGACACCAGCTGCAACAGCAGACAGTAGTTGTGAATGAGGATTGGTAACAGGTTTAGGCATTGGAATGATTGCACCGCCTCCACCACCTTGTGTTACATTATTATTTGTGACATTGTTAATAACTACTGGCTGTTGATTTGCAGCCATTTCTTTAGATCCTTCTTCCATTGACAATGTTCTATTGTTCACACCATTTGTAGATGCCTCGAGTGTAGCAAGATCAACAGATGGGTTATTTGCCAATCTCATAAATTGGTCTTGACTTAGACCAATTTCTTTAGCCCTCAATGCTAATTTTTTAAGATCACTTTCGTCAGGACTAGATTCTTCCAACTCATCCTTCAGATCACTTTGTAAATCTTCATAACTTTCTTTTCTGGATGTATAAAGTGTTCCTAATGCTTCTCCAAGGAATGTATCGAGATATGTAACAAGATTATCAATTAGACTTCCAAAAATTGCTCCCAGTTCTCCTAAAATATTCACTTTACCAAATACACTTTCAAGAACACTTTTAGCATCAATTTCTTGAATACTAATAGTTGGTACTGCTTCCTTTTTAGTTTCTTGTTGTTCTCCTTCACCATCTCCAAACAAAACATCTGCAAATGGAATATTATCCATTAATGTTTTCTTTATCCCGTCAAAATTAAATATACCATCAAAGAAATTGCCTACTTTAGTTCCAAAATCTGTAAGAAGTTTTAATGGATTTAATTTTTCTAGAGTTTCAGATATAGAATCAAAGTTAAATAAATTCTTAACTTTATCAATTGCCATGTTTAAGAAATTGACAACTAATCCACCTACTCCACCAACAGTTGTCGCTTCTTCAGGTTCTTTTACTTTTGTAGTATCAAATCCGAATAATCCTTTGATATAATTCCAAATGTTTTCAACCATTCCCAGAATTAAATTATAAGGCATAAAGAATATATTGATAGCAGAAGCTAGTGCATCTGAGAATGTATCAAATTTGAATAATCCTTTTATGTAATTCCAGACACCTTGAATCATACCCAAGATGCTATTTTTAATGTCATCAACTGATGGAAGCGCAGGCATTGTCAAAACAAATCCAAATACAGCACCTGTTGCTGGATCATATATTTTCTTAGAAAATTCTGTTGCCTTCGTTAGAATATCTGATATTGAAGGTAATGTTGGTAATGTGTAACCAAATACTGAGCCAGTTTCTGGATCATATATATTTTTAGAGAAATTCTCTAATTTTGTTGTAATGTCATTAATAGATGGCAATTCTGGTATCGCAAATCCAAATATTGTCCCTGTTTCAGAATCATATATTTTCTTTGCAAATCCTTCCAATTTGGTTTGTATATCAGAAATGCTTGGAAGTTCTGGTAATGCAAATCCGAATATTGTTCCATCTTCAGAATTGTAAATGTTTTTAGCAAAATCTTCAGCTTTTGATGTAATATCTGAAATACTTGGCAACTCAGGCATTGAGAATCCAAACACTTCACCAGTCTCAGAATTGTAAATATTTTTTCCGAATCCTGCAATTTTGTCTGTAATTTGACTAATTGAAGGTAGTTCTGGAAGCGAGAATCCAAATATTGTTCCTGCTTCTGGATCATAAATCTTTTTAGAAAAGTCAATAATCTTATTTGTTATATCAGATATTGAAGGCAATTCTGGTAATGCATATCCAAATACTTGACCAGTCTCAGGATTGTATATCTTGTAAGCAAACTCTTTTGCTTTATCAACAATCATTGCAATGGATGGTAGTTCTGGAAGTGCGAATCCAAATACTGTTCCAGCAGTTGGATCATAAATCTTTTTAGAAAAATCAGTTATTTTGGTTAATATGTCAGAAATACTAGGTAATTCTGGCAACGTATAACCAAATACTGTTCCAGCAGTTGGATCATAAATTTTCATGGCAAATCCAGAAATTTTATCCCAAATTTGACTTATTGAGGGTAATTCTGGCAACGTATAACCAAATACTGTTCCAGCAGTTGGATCATATATTTTGCTAGCAAAATCTTTTACTGTAGTAAATATCTGTGAAATACTAGGCAATTCAGGAAGTTTAAACCCAAACACCTCACCTGTTTCTGGATTATATACTTTCTTTGCATAACCTGCAATAGTATCCCATATCTGAGAAATGCTGGGTAACTCAGGCAACGTAAACCCAAACACCTCGCCAGTAGCGGGATCATATATCTTTTTACCAAAGGATACAACTGTATCAAAAATATCAGAAATAGAAGGTAATTCTGGTAATTTGAATCCAAACACTTCACCAGTCGCAGGATCATAAATATTACTTGCAAATCCTGTTACCATTCCCCATATGTCAGAGATACTAGGCAATTCTGGTAATTTGAATCCAAATACCTCACCTGTTTCCGGATTGTAGATCATTTTTCCAAAGTCAATCAAACTATCTGTAATTTCAGATATTGAAGGAAGACTTGGAAGAAATCCAAAAATCATATCTTTGAAAGCAGTAAATTTCTCGCTGATATAACCAAATACATTACCAAAAAATGTTTTAACAACATCAAAAGGACTGGTTGATGCTTCTCCTTCTACTTCAGCTTCTTTATCAGAACCAAATCCAAAAATATCAGCAAAGAAATCATAAACACCGCCAAAGAAATTTTTGATAATAGTTAATGGATTCCAACTAATATCAAGTCCAAGAAAATCAAATATATCACTCACAAATGCTTCAAGAATATTAAATGCTGATAAGAATATTCCAGTAATTGAATCCCATATTTGTCCTAATCCACCAACTATTTTTCCTACATCAAATGTAAATATTCCAACAACAATATCAACAATTCCAGAAACAGCACTAAATACTGCATCTAATATGTTATCTACTTCAGCTGTTAGTGATGCAGCAAGTTTATCAAATCCTAGAAACTCAAGAATCCAAGCAGCTGCACCTGTTAGCATCCTTAATATACCACCTATAGCTTCATCTAGAAAACTTATAACACCTTGTTTAATACCTTCAATTATACCACCTTCTTCGTATCCTTTCATAAAACCAGAAACAAAATCAAATACACCCATAATAACAGTAATAGGAAGAAATAATTTTCCTAATACTCTACCAATTGTTTTTGCTATATTTCCTATGAAACTAAATCCATTTAAAAACCCTGCAGCACTCTTTGCTATATCAATTATTTTTTCAAAAATTCTTACGATGGGAGTTATAAATCTTCTTATACTTGCAGACACACTTCTGATTATTCTGCCTATAAAAGATCCAAACCTTTTGATAGGATTAATTATTCTTTTAAATGTGTTTTTGATTCCATCAAAAACTAATGATACACTGTCAAACAAATCAAATAAAAAATCTAATGATAAATTTTTGAAAAAATATTCTCCTAATTTAGTTTTTTTGAAACCATCTACTATTTTGTCAAAAAAACTAACCAATCCTTTGAGAGGTTTAAATACATCACCTATTTTTAAATCTGTTAAAAATTTTAAATCTTTTCCTATAGTTTTGAAGAATTCTACCAAAGCAATTACTGGAGCAGCAATCAGGGCAGCAATTAAACCAAGACCAAATCCACTTTTTTCTTTTAAACTATCTAATCCTTTGCCTAATCCAAGAACAGAATCATTGATTGTTTCTAAGATTTTAGTATTTTTCTCTGCAAGTTTTTGTTCATCTCTTTTTGCTTCAAGATCTGCGGATGTTTTTTTATCATCTTTTGGTGTAATTGCTTCTACAACACTGTCTGCTAAAGTTGCTTCAACTGGTTCTGTTTTTCCTAAAAATTTATTAATAAATTGTTTATCAACCCCATATTTTTTTGCTGAATCTTCTAATTTTTTAGCTAATTCATCTGGTGTCAATGAAGGTTCTAAAGTTTTAATACTTTCTTGTATTAATTCAAGTTGTTTTAGGCTTGCATCTTCTTTAGCTTTGTCTTTATCTGCTTGTTTTTTAGCTAGTTCAAATTCTTTTTTAGAATTGAAACCTAAACTTTCCCTAAGTTTTTTTTGTTCTTTATTTTCAAATTTAAATAAATCTACTAATCCTTTAGTTGCTTTGCCACCAAAATATTTTCCTATTCCAACAACAGAACGCAATCCAGGAACAGAAGATGCAATATCATTTCCTAATGTTTTAATATCACCAACCAGTGTATCAAAATCATTTCTTATAATATCAACAACAGCTGTTGCTGCTTCATTTTTTGTTGTTGCTCTTCTAATTTCTTGATTAGTTTCTCTCAACTCACCAAGAAGTTTTTTAAACCGTTTTTCTTCGTCTGCTATTGCCATTTAATTATTTCCTAGACATGTATGCTTGTGCGCCAAAATAAAAACCTACAATAGATGCTTGTCCTAGATAAAACAATCCCAACAAATCACCTAATGCAGCTACTCTTGATTCAGACACCAAAGGTGTAAATAATATTGCAGTAAATGCAACCATGCTAAGAATTGAAACCCATGACATGCGTTTTTGGGCTTCTGCTTTTTCTTCTCTCAATTCAAGTTCAAGTATTTCTGTTGCTCTTTTCATTTCTTCTTCCGTAACATCACCACTTCCGTTTATATCATACTTTTTAAAAAGTTCTTGAATGCTTTTGTTAGGCATTTTTAACCTCTTGATTGTTGATTCATCTTCTCATGGCGTTGTTTCATTTTTTCATCTTCAATGTGTTGCAACAATAATCCGACATAAACTTCTCTCTCCCACGGCATCATGTGTTCAATTTCTGTCAACGAATATTTGTGATGCTGCATCAATGAAAAATTCAAACGATAATAATTTTCCAAACTATTGTGAGAGAGACCTACTAGAAAAAATTTTGTAATCCTTCGATTACTAAATCACTTTGAACACCTGTTTTTGGATTTTTAATTTTGGTCCTATATCGAACTCTTGGCATATCCTCAAAGAAACTTTGTAATTTCATGAATTGTTGATGACTCATAGAATTTACAAATTCTTCTAGTTCTTTTTTGGAAATGTCATTTTTATCATAAACTTCATCAGCATCATAAATTTGCCCAATACAATTCTTAATGATTTCAAATCCAGCATTCGGATCATCCATATTCATTCCAGATACATTATTGACTCTTGGGTAATTCATAATCACTCCTACTGTATCTGTCAATTCAATTTTGTTTGTATGATCATCTGATTTTTCACAAACAACTTCTTCAAGATTAATATCTACTTCAACTTTCGTTTCACCGTCATCTGGGCATGTAACAGTTACAGTTGATACCTCACCAATTGATTTGGCTCTCAGTTGTATAAAAATATATTCAAGATCAAAGATGGGCAACTTTTTTGCATCTACTTGTTTAAATGTACATTCATTAATAATGTTCTCAACGGCTTTGATAATATCTTTCTCATCTCCAGTTTGTTGAGCAATGAGAAGCATTTTTTCTTCTTTGACCAAAAAAGGTCTAAATTCAATTTCTTCATTTGTCGATGGTACAGTCAATTCATATTTGTTTACTGCTAATGATGGTAATGCCATTATTTCCTTTTATAAGTTATTCTTCAATCCAATCTCTGAATGCCATAGAAACATTTAGTCTAGAGGCTTCACTTCTACTATCTGCACTGAGTGTTATCAATTCAACAGTTTTAGGAAATGCTTCATAAACTTTGCAACTAAAAACTACTTCATCTTTGTTGGATAATTGTTTAATCGTCATGTCACGGACATAATTCGAATAATAATACATGTCATATGTATCTGGGTTGTAAATAGTTTTTTGCCAATTGTCAAAATATCTTTTGATGTCTAATTTTTCATCAAGAAGAAATGTCATAGTAATAGAATCATTTAAAATTAATCCTTGTGCTATTTCATGTGTTGGTCCATATATGTTATCATTTGTTTGTGATTCAATTGTTCTTCCTGGAAGTTCAACTGATTGACACCAAAGAGATACTAGATTATCATCAGCTATTCCAGATGTAGCTCCAGGAGAATTGATACCTACTTCAAATCTATTTGGTCTGGATATTCCAAATTTTTTTACTGATTCAAAAAAAGTAATAGAATTACTACTAAATGCTAAACTCATGAGTTGATCATCCTTCTGGAATCGTAGTAGACTTTATTTCTAGTTGCTTTGGCGAAATCTTGAACAGGCAACATCAATGCTAACTTAAATTCTTCCTGTTCTATTTTTACAAAGGGTGAGCGAACATGCCTTTTTAAGTATTTTTTGATTGTAGGTCTAACTTCTTTAAAGTTTTTGATATTTCGCCATTCAGCTAATACTCTTTGTTCATTTTGTTGCGTTCTTTGAAATCTCATCAGTTTTTCCATTAATGATATTCTATATGGTATCGATAGATAATGAAAATTTATTCCTAAAAAATAATTATTGGTTTCATCAATAGGAATGATTAATGGAAATTTGTCATAATATGGCAATGTTTTTTTGTGCTTTGCATCATACACAAAAAAGTTCATACTACCCACATTCAGTCTATAACTTGTGGATTCTTTTTCTAATAATTGTTTTTGTGTTGGTACACCAAATTCTCTAATTTTTTGTTGAAACCAACGATAAGATCTTTCTTGTCCGCCAGTTTGTCTGAGAATTTGATCAAAGTAATTATCTGCCATATTATTATTTATTCTATATTTTTAATTCTTTTTCAGTAATTAGTTTAAATTCCATCTTACGATCAGCACACCATTCTTTTGCAGCTTTCCATTTTGCTTCATTTACACCCCATGTTTTTACTTCATTCAAATATTTGATTGTTTTTCTTTTTGGTATTTTTGGTGGAGAACATTGAACTTTTGGTTTTATTTCAATAATCATGTTCTTTATTTCACCTGTGTTTTGTTTTACTTTTATAAAAAAATCTGGAAAATAACGATGTATTCTATTGTCAATCGGTGAAACATATGGGATAACTATTTCTTCTGATGCCCAAGATAATATAGATTCATTCGTGTCACAATAAACCATAAACTTTCTTTCCCATAAAGAACGGTATACAATTTTATATGGATCTCCAACATATTTTTTCTTATTCGTTGGAATGTATTTTCCCTTGTAAGACATATAAATAATAATAATAAATCTAGATATGAGGATATTTAGTAAGTGGCAACAACAGCATTAGAAAGATTGAATAATAAAGGAAAAACAGAAGCAGGAACTAATTTACAATTTCCTTCAGATCTTGGATCTGAAAAGTCTCCTTATTATATTTTATTTAAAATATACGAAACAAAAAAATCAACATTACCCCAAATTGAACATATTTTAAGTTCTGGTGGTCCTAACTCAAGTTCTATAAATTTAACTAGACCAGTAGAAGAAAAGGTATCAGATTTTATTGCCTTATATATGCCAGCATCTATAACCAATGTACAAAATGCTGCATATGGTAATGTAGAAATGGGAAATGTGATTGCTGGAATGCAAGCATTCAATAGAACTGACACGGGCGAAATTTCCAGCATGGCTGGTGGAGCATTAGAATTTTTAAAACAAACTGGTGAACTAAATTTAAAAAAAGGTGGAGCTGAAGCTAGATCTTTGATTGGAGCGTATGAAATACAAACTGGGAGAATTTTAAACAACAGAACAGAATTAATTTTTGAAAATATTGACAGAAGAACATTTACTTTTGATTTTAAAATGATACCAAGAACAGCAGCAGAAGCTGTGTCAATTAAAAAAATAGTCAACAAATTTAGGTATCACATGTCACCAAATATTGATGAAGCAGCAATTACAAACAGAACAATGATTGTTCCTTCATTATTTGAAGTTGAATTCAAACCAAATACCAATAATTATTTACCAAAAATTGGTAAATCAGTATGTACTTCTTGTAATGTATCATATGGTGGAGCTAGACCGCAGTTTTATAATGATGGATCTCCTGTTGAAACATCAATGACAGTTACATTACAAGAACTAGAATTGATAACGAAAACAAGAATAGATGGTGGATATTAAAAATGTCATATTTTAATCAATTTCAAAAAATTCAATATGATATTAAAGGTGATGGTAAATATGTAACTATGACAAACTTGATGATCAGAACAAAGTTGAGAGATTATTTAAAAACTTTACTAGTCAATTTTGATTATTATGATGTTATTCCTGGAGAAACACCAGAGTCTATAGCTTATTATTATTATGACGATGTAAGATTATATTGGTTAGTGTTGTTAGCAAACAATATAACAGATTATTTTAACGATTGGCCAATGTCTATTTCTAAATTTGAAAGTTTTGTAAAAGCAAAATACAACAATATAAATGATGTGCATCATTATGAACTTCAAGGTTCATTCGGAAAGATTGATACTATTCAAATACCGAATAATATAGGATATCCTAATGCTATACCAATTACAAATTTTGTTTATGAAGAAAATTTACAAAAAGAACGATCTAAAATAAGATTGATAAAACCAGAATTTTCAGAACAATTTGAAAGAGAATTTGAAAAAATAGTAAAGGGATAAGATGTCAAGAACTGCTATAAGATATGCAGGCGATTTTTACATTGAAGAAATTCAGTTACTCACCATCAAAGGTGGATCCGTTGATTTAAAAGATATTATATCATCAATTGATATTTTTGAAGATATCGGAACTCATGCGATCACTGGCACAATTTCTTTCATGGACACCAATAATCTAATTTACAATTCTCCAATAATCGGTCAAGAAAGATTATATTTAAAAATTTATACTCCTCAAAAAACTCCAACTGAAGACACTGTAATAGATTTCACCAAAAACACATTATATATCAATAAAATTATTAATGTTACAGACTATAATGATCAAACAAAAATAGTTACATTATCATTTACAACTCAAGATATTTACATGAACAGCCGTGTAAGAGTTTCTAAATCATATACTGGAGAACCATCTGACATCGTTAAAAAAATACTTCGTTCACCAACATTATTAAATTCCAAAAAGAAATTATTTTTTGAAAAAACAACAAACAATTATAAATTTGTGATTCCTAATATGAGACCATTTTCAGCAATTAACATGATTGCTCAAAAATCTCTTTCTTCTGTTCATAATCTATCGCCCACGTATTTATTTTTTGAAACATGTTTTGGTTATCATTTTAGAAGTATTGATAGCATGTTTGATAGAACAACAGTTTCTGCCATATACAGAGAACACAATCCTACAATTTTAGATGAAAATGGTTCTAAAAACTTTCAAGCAGACATGGAAACATTAAGAGAACTTTCTATTGTAAATGCTCAAGATAGTTTTTTAAATACAAGAATGGGAATGTATTCTTCCAACATTATAATTTACGATTGGTATTCAAAAAACATCACAAAAAAAGAATACAATTATTTGGATAATTTTTCAAAAGATAAACATACACAACAAAATGCTGCCGAAGGAAGTCCTAATCCATTAGTTTCTGAAGCAAAAGAATACGGAAACAAAAGAATTTCTGATTTTCCAGATTCTATACAATTTTTGCAGGGCACAATTCTTAATGGAATACAAGATAAAAACTATTATGAATTAAATGGAACAACTCATGCAAACTATACTAATCCATATCAAGGAAATAATGTTGACAAATGGTGCATGAGAAGAAGATCTAGATTAGCTCAATTGGAATCTGGAACAATGATTCAAGTTGAAGTAATAGGAAGAACAAACATACAAGCAGGAGATCTTGTAGAAGTTGAAGTTCCATCTTCAACAACTTCTACACCTGATAAATTTAACAGGTATCTTTCTGGAAGATATTTGATTAAACAATTGCATCATTCATTTTCAACTAAATCAGGAGATGCAAAACATGTATGTCATATGACATTAGTGAAAGATGATGTAAGAGAAGCATATCCAGCAGTAGGAACTGGTCCAGGAGGAAATGCGTGGGTAGATGCTGGTGATGCGTTGAACCAATCAGTATAAGGAGGAACCGCCAAACATTTTTGTTATATCCATTTCAAACCTCAAACAGGAGCATTCATGTCTTCCAAACTCAAGACTCGTGTACGAAAGATGAACTTCCAACGGCAAGGAAATGAAAGGAACTTTGACACATCAGGCAACCATGAAGAAACTAAATACTATGACAAACTCTACATTGATCGAACAAGATTTTTTTTGAAAAAGACAAAAAAAATACTTGACATTTAATTTTTTTTAAGGTAGAGTATTTGTTCTAATGCTTGAAATACTCTACCATCTCACAACAAAGTTATGAAAACATACGTTATAAGCAAATCTCCTTATGTGGATTTTACATATACTGGAGAATGGAAATTGCGTCGTGAGGTCTGGAAAGACAAACATCAGTTTACAGAATATTATTTCGGACCATTTCTCATAAGGCATTTTCATGGACAAATGGATGTTGATCACTCTTCTATACGATCAAGAGGGTGATGTGATTGAGACCATTGAATATAGATTCCCGACCTATCAAGAATGCATGGATTTCAGAGAGACCATGTCCATCCTATTAAGAGAAGACCCAGAAATTTCCAGTTTCAAAATAACAGTGGTGAACACATGAAAAAAATCACTTGACATTTTATTTTTTCTATAGTAGAATTCTTTTGTGTTGAATTGATGATGAATACTCTAATCATAAGGTACATATGAATTATTCTGATTTGATCATGGCTCTATTCGGGTTGCTCTTATTCGGTTCTTCAATGGCGATCGCAATCGTAGGTAGTTTTTAGAAAATATTCTTTACCACTATAAGATGCGCCTATAGTTAAAAGGATATAACAGAAGACTTCTAATCTTCCATTCTAGGTTCGATTCCTAGTGGGCGCACCATAACAAACATACTTTAATGTCTAAACCAGAATTCAAAAAACGAGAAAAATCAGATGTTACTCTTGACAGTTCATTTAAAGAAAGAATTTTAAAAGAAGGCAAAACAAAAATTGTATCTACATACCAAGATTCATCTATAAATTATAAAAATCAAGTTAAGATAGTTACTAAAGATGTTTTAACTGCTAATGATGGAACAAAACAAGATGAAATTGATCTTGGAATTGATAAAACTTTACAAACCTGTTATGTTTTCAAATTTCTTGAAAAAAACAAAATACCTACCTCATTTCTCCGACAAATAAACAATTATACATTTATTGCAAAAAATACAACAATTCTTCCTTATGAGTGCGTAATTCGAAGAAAGGCATATGGATCTATGCTAAAACGGCATCCAGAATTAAAACCTGGAGAAAGATTTTATATGCCACATATAGAATTCTTTCATAAGAATGCATATATTCCGCCTGTTGGTGCTCATGAAGATTCGTCTGCGATAATGCCAACATCAAGATTAATGCCAGAAGAGCGTGCAAGAAAATTCTATTTGAAGAATGGTGAATGGACTGTACCTGTAGAAACAGATCCATTACTACTCTGGAACTTTGGTGAATGGCGAGAAAAAGGTGCTGACAATAATTCTATTGAAGGATTTAAATATGACCTTTATTCAGCAAAAAAACCAACAACTCATGAAGATAAATTATACACAGAAAAATCATCTATTACTGTTCAGCAATATCTTGACATTGTAGACTTGATGAAAACTGTATTTAATTTGCTTGAATCAAGATGGTTGGATTTTGGTATTGAAATGATTGATCTGAAGATAGAAGTTGGTTATGATTTTGATGAAGGTAAATTGATTGTTTCAGATGTAATTGATAATGATAGTTGGAGATTATGGCCAAATGGTGACCAGTCAAAACAACTGGACAAACAAGCATACCGAGATGGTGCATCGCTTGATCAAGTTTCATTAAATTATAAAAAAGTAACAGACTGCACAAGGCATTTTCTATCATGACAGTATACATAGCAGCACCATTTGGTAACTATATTAAAACTAAAAAGACCAGAAGTGTGATTGGAACATTTACACTCGAAAGAAGAACAGGTCTTCTCAAACAAATTATTACAACATTAAGATATAAAAATGGAGCATGGTATAATGCGATTGGGCTGAGGAATCCAGGAATAGGACATGGACTTCAACATTATGATAGAAGTCGTGGTGATGTTCTTTCAATTGCTGCAATTCAACCTGCCGATTGGAAAATATTGAGTAACATTCTACCAGAAGACATTGATGTTGAGTTGAATCTAAGCTGTCCAAATATTGATCATTTTGATGATTACACCAAAGACATTGATTTGTTTTTAAATCAAAAAAGAATGGTAATTGCAAAACTATCACCAAAAACAACAGCAGAAAATGTGAAAGAATTGTTAGAGATGGGATTTACCAATTTCCATTGTTGCAATACACTGCCAACAAAAGATGGTGGAATGAGTGGTAAGAAGTTGATGATATATGTTGACAGACTTGTAAGAATGATCAAGCATTTTAGTGCAGATACGCACATAATAGCTGGAGGAGGAATTGAAACAATTGAAGACATAGAAAGATACAAGGCTTTGGGTGCATCCTCATTTTCACTAGGAACTGTTTGTTTTAATCCAATCAAATTATATAAAGTGTTACATGATGATGGCAGTAGTTCAAGAACTAACAGCCGATGAGTTATCAGAAGAATTTATTGTACTAGGAGAAATAAATTAATGTACATAGTATACTCACCAAAAACTCTTGATAATGATATGCAGCCAAGATTCTTTATTGATGTTGAATCAGCATTACGACATCAAAGGATTTTGGTGAAACATCTTGGAAAAAACACAAAAGTGTATGTTGAAGAGATTGTCACAAGAGATATTTTTGGAAAGAATATTGACCATTACATTGAAGATCCGGTTGGTAGTTGATGTTTATTTTTCATCGTATTAAGAGTGAAATCCTAACAATTTCTAAACATTGAAAAAATTGATATTGCTAATTACAATATAACCTTCATTATAAAACGGAGAATTATGAAGAAATTTATTTGTGCAATAGCACTTGCACTAATGGCATCAACAGCTGTTGCTCGTGACCAAATCAAGATTGTTGGAAGTTCAACAGTCTATCCTTTCACAACAATTGTTGCAGAAAAACATGGACAAAAAGGATTTAAAACACCAGTAGTTGAAAGTACAGGAACAGGTGGAGGAATGAAATTGTTCTGTGCAGGACTTGGACCTGTTCATCCTGATTTTACAAATGCAAGCAGACATATCAAAAAGTCAGAAGTTGAACTGTGCAACAAAAATGGTGTTAATAATATTATTGAAATGATTGTTGGAAATGATGGTATTGCATTTGCCAATTCAATAAATGCTATACA